GAAAGCTTCTAAATTGTAATGTTTTTTTATTTCATTAATTAGACTATATTTTTGTCTTTTTAAAGAAGTTCTATTAAATTTCTTTGAATTATCAAGTACTGTTGAAATTAATGAATTAGCCTTACCTTCTGATATAACTTTAGATTTTAAGATTGATTCATATAACTTATATTCTCTACCCAACCCTGTTTTTACAAAGTATTTTTTAAGTAAATCGATTGCGGGAGAATCATCACCTTTTAAAGTATCAGCCGTTATTTGCCTAACTAGCAATTCAAATAGAATACCAGTGTTTTTATACTTAGAATGTTTTATTTTCATTAAAAATATATTTATTTATAAATATGTACAAATTAGTTATTCTTTAACTGAGATTCATCTAATAGTTTAGAATCATCTTTATCTTCTTCAAAGATTAACTTTTTCTTATTTAAAGATTTAAAAATGTCTTTATTTTTCAAGAAAGTTACTTTAGGGCTTTCAAATTCTGAAAGTGGCCTACTACCTTCATTTTTATCAGTATCCTTCATTCGTTTTACTCCTAAAGGATCTTTACCAAAATTATTATCTTGTTTGCCTCTATTAGTAATACTATCAACTGGTCTACCAGCTTTATCATTATCATATTTTTCAGGTTCAGGTACATTACCCGGTTCGGAATACATTCTACCTTTACCATATAATGAAGCTAAATCATGAGGGGTACCATATGATTTACCTGTTTGTACAGGATCATTACCTTCAGCTTCTATTTGAGCTAATCTAAACTTACGTTTAGCATCTTCTCTAGCTAAATCTCTATACTCATCATATTGATCTTCACTAAAGTGATAAATATTATGATAAATCCAATCAGATGGAACTAATCCTTGTTCTAATAAAGTTCCAGCTAACTCAGCTTTAGATTTAAGTAATTCAATTCTTTCTTGATCATAAATTATCGATGGTGTAGTCATTGATAATTCAAAATTAGTCATATTTTCTGCAGTATAACCTTGAGTGTATAAATGAACTAATGCTATTTTATTTAATTCAGATAAAACTATTCTTTGTATTCTATCTATTGTTCGAGCAAATCTTATATCTTCGGCAGCTAATGTTGCTTTACCTTCTACATTTTCATCATATCCTAGGAATGCTTTAGGTATTTTAAGAGCAGCAAATAACTTATCTCTTAAATATTCTACATCTTGAATTCCATCATATGATAAACCTGGTGTAGTATCTATTTTAGTTGCGCTATCATTACCTCTAACTGGTATATAGAAATCTTCAAGCATATTTTGCATATTATATTTCAAGTTATATTCACCTGTTTTTTCATCCATATATGGAGTTCGTTTCATACTTGAAATAGTTTTTTGCATAAATGCTTCTACTTCATTAGGTGGTATAGCTCCTACATTAACATAAAATATTCTTTTTTCTGGTGCACGTGCTATTCTATGAATTAACATTGCATCCTCCATTAATGTGTATTGTTTAAATAACTTTCTTGCTGGTTCAATATAAGCTCTACCATATGGAAGATAATTAACATCTGAAACCATTCTAAAGTGAGCCATTTCATAGTTCTCATAAGTAATACCAGTATTATCATTATCAACCTGATTTGGTACACTATAATAACCATAAGAACTACCAGCAAAACCTTCAGGATTCCATCTATATAATATTTCTGATGGATTATCTGGGTTTTGTCCTTCAATTCTTTCAATATGGTAAGCAGTATAAGGTATTACATTGTAAACACCGAATTTTTCTGCTATTTCTAATTTAAGGAAGAAATCTCCATATTTACACATTTGTCTAATCCACATCCATAAATTAAATTCAACATTAAGAACATCATAAAATAAATTATATAATATTTTTTGAATATCTTCATTAGAACTTCTAATTTGAAGTACTTCACCCATATCATTTTTTAAAGTGGATTCATCAGATAAAATATCCAAAGCTGATGCAATAATAGCATCTTGATCCATTACATCATATTCAGAATATAAAGTAGTTCTTAAATATTGATAATTTAAGTTAAATTGAGCACCATATAATGATGAGGGTTGTGTAGTATAAATTCTGTTAAATCTATCTACTAATGCATTTGTTTCATACTTACCACTACTTTGTATATGGTCTGTATCTATTGTTTTGATTTGATTACCTCCTACATTTCTGATTACTACATCAGTTGAAAATAATCTCCTTAATCTTGAAAATACGCTTGTATCTGCCATTTAATATATAATTATTGTTATAAATATTACCTTAAGAGCCATCCAATGTCTTCTTTACCCTTATCTGTTTTAATATGATAAGGATTATCAACACCTTTTGAGAACCCATAGCCTCCTTTATATGCAGTTCTATTAACACTCATATTATTTAAGGCTTGTTTTGTTATGTCTATACCTCTTTGTCTAAATTTTAATGCTGTATCACGAATATACATAGCAATACCAAAAGCCATTACTAAATCATCATTATAACCTGATTGAGCTTCTGGTCTTCCATTTCTCCAAATAAAGGTTTTCATTTCTTCTATTAATCTTTTAGATTGTATTGTTACTCCTTGATCACTAATATACTCTTGAAATTTACCTATTACCATAGGCCTTGTTCTAGAAGACATAGTGAAACCAGGTACCATTTTTGAATGATCCTGATATTTGTCAAAATATGAATTAACATTAGGTTGGTCACTTTTAGGTGAATAGTATAAATTTTGATAATTTCTATCTAAAGCAACTTGAATTGTTGCCCAACCTACGTTTGCATTTTCTATAATTAACATAGCTTCATTATATTCAGTAGCTATACCAACTAATAAATGCCCATAATCTTTTGTGTTTATTTGTCCTTTATATTCTGCAACTTGAACATTATTTTCAATATCGATAACATGAAATGCAGAATAATCTTTACCATCACCTCTAGATACATCAGCTACAACCATATAAGATCTAGTATAATCAGGAGTTTCCCAAACCCATAAATTTTGATCTACACCCCTTCTTTCTAATGGATCTTTGATAAATGATTTTTCATAATATTCCATATATTCATTATAAAAAACAATATCACCCGAAGTACTAAAATCACAATCACATTCTTGTGCTGCCATTCTAGGATCTCCTAATAATTCATCTTGTCTATCTCTCCATTTTTGATCTCGTTCAGGATGAACAAACCAAGGTAATTTTATAGGTAAAAAATCATTTTCAGCCGCCTCTGCTCTAGTCCAAGTTTGATGAAACCAATTACCAGTACCATAAGGAGTAGATAAAGCTATACAACCACCTCCTGTAGCTAATGTTTGTTGAGCTGAAGCCCAAATTTCTCCAATATTATCAATAAATGCTGCCTCATCAATTATTAGAAGAGATACTGCTTCTGATCTACCTGCATCACTACTTGCTGAGGTAGCTTTAATTTGGGATCCATTAATTAATCTTAAATTTAATTTATTATTTTCAGCTGCATCTATTTTTAGCCAAGAAGGTAAATTTTCATACATAAATTTAACCTTGGTAACCATATTTTTAGCTGTTTCCTGTTTTGTTGCGATACAAAGTATATTTCTATCCTTAGCAAATAACATCATCCATAAAGAATACCCAGCTGAAAGTGTAGATAAACCTAACTGTCTAGACTTTAATACTATTGAATAAGGATTATCTTGAAATAATTTTAATACTTTTTGTTGAAAAGGAAATAAATTAAATTGTATTCTACCCCTTTGTGGATGCTGAATAAAACAGTATTTACGCATAAAATGTACTGGATCCTTAGCACACCTAATATATTCCGATCTTATTACTTTTTTTAAATCAGCCATTTAATTAACTAATACAGCAGCAGCAACAGCAATTAATATTCCTGCCCCACCCATTAGTTTAGTTTTAAATTTTTGTTTTTTTAGATCTCTTTCTAATTTTTTAGATAATTCCTGAGATAGGTCTAATTGGTTATCTTTAGTCATTACAATACTCCTAACATTATCTATTTGAGTATTAAGTGATAGTATAACACTGTCTTTTAGAGATATTTTATTCTCTAATAAACTTATTTTTTGTAAATTTAAAGCTAATTCTTCATTAGCTCCATCACCTTTTATTAAATCTTTAATTACTAGACGAGCTATCGGTTTTTTTAATTGAATCGAAGTAGTGTCTATATCGTTCTGTGAAAAACCTTTCAAGCTCATCATCATTAAAAAGATCAACACGATTAATTTGTTCATTTGTTTTCTTTTTAAGTGAGAAAATTTGTTTATCTTGTTTATTAATTTCTTTATCTAAAGTTAAAATTTGACCATTTAATGTATCTATTTTAAAAATAAGATCATCATTAGCAGTGTGAAGAGAATCAATTTTTGAGTTAAGTGCATTTATTTGATTTTGGTATTGACTAACATATGGTTCATCATTATCAATTAAAAACCAAATAATAATTGAAATTAATACAAAAATTTTAGCAATATAAAAAATTCTTTCCTTAGACGACATCTTTTTCTAACTTTGCAACTAATTGCTCCAATTCTTTTTTCTTTGGAGTTTTTGCTCTTAAAATATCTTTAATTTTTTCTTTTTCACTTTCATCAGCTTTACTATATTTTCTAGCTAATGATTTCATTTCCGTTTCTATATCTTTAAGAGCTTTAACAGCTAAATCTAATTTTTTAAATTTACCTCTAGCTTTCATAGCGCCTTTGACAGCGTCTTTATCATCATCATCTTCTTCTTTTTGAAGTTTACCTAATTCTTTTTGTTTATCTATAACATCATCAAGCTCGTTGCTGTAATCTTCTAAATTTTCTAATTCTTCATCACTAACTTCACTAAGAATATTAATAATATTTTCTTTAATAAATGATTTTAATTCTGATTTTTTCATTATTTATTATTTTGTTATAAATATATTAAGAATTTACAACATTTAATATTTGCTTAATTCGTTCCTCTGTAGTGCCTTTTATTGTTTCAATTTCATTAGCCATATGAGCATATTTTTTAATTAATGTAATTATTGTAAAATCAATAATATCTCTATAATGCTCATCAGTTTCTCTAACCCCATTTTCTTCTATAGGAATACCATCAGGTGAAATATAAAAAATATAATCATAATCTCTAACAAATTCTTTAGCATAATCTTCAAATATTTCCTTATCCTGATAACCTATTGATTTAGCATTCATAGTAAATGCCATAACATCTATTACTGTTCTATCTGTAATAATATTTTCATTCATTAACTCAGCACAACGTTCAGCTAAAAATACTGTTTGACCCTTTAATGTTGAATCTGTATTTAATGGAATACCTAAATCATTTAAATATTTACTACGTTCAGTAGCAAATTTATAATCTTTAAATTCAGGTAATTCCTGTAACGCTTTAACTAATGTAGTTTTACCTACACTCATTGTTCCACATAAACCTATTTTCATATTAATTAATTTCTATGTGTAGTTCCTTTTGGAGCAGGTTGTTTATACCATGGTAATCCTGTTCTATTTCTAACTACTTCTTTAAATTCACTTTCACTATATTTTATTCCGTAAAGATAATATTCTCTTTTTTTTACATTACCTTCTGGAATTAATGCTGGTCCTTCCCAGTTATGATATTTGTTATCCCAAATATATGCAATAGTTCCATCTGCTTTTTTTAACCTTTTACTACTAGGCCATTCTTTAAATTTATCTTCCATACCCATAATATACGTAAATTATTTTAATTTTCCAAGATTTTTTCAGCAACTAGTGTACCATGAGCTCCTGACACTGAAATTCCCCTTGCTGACAACGCATCACCAACAAAGTGCACATCAGGAAATTTAGTTAATGATAAATCAGAATAATTAACCAGTGGTTCAGGAGCTAGGTATTTTACCTCAGGTACATAGATCCCCCAATCGTCTTTCAACGTAGGAAATACTAATTTCATATCATTGATAAAATCATCAATGTATTTAAAATATCCTTGAAATGCATCTTTAACTACATTTAAATCTTCTATTTTTGTAGCTGATACATCAACTCCTTCTGATGTAATTGAGGGTTCTCTACTTGGACTATAAAATAAACCTGTACTATTAGCTTGGACTTTACCAACTAATTCTCTAGCCCATTTAAATGGTTTGTCAATACCTCTAATTTCCATTAATATACCGAAGTTTGTCATA